TGGAACAACCAAAAGTACATCGTGAACTCAGCACAGGTGAATATGACAACGGGTAAAGCAACATTCGAACTCCTCAACGTAGTATGAAGCCAAGTTATTTAGGTTATTTGATTGAACTCTTGCAGTTAGATGAGTGGCGCAACGAGTCGGAGGCTATTGACATAGCCAAAGGCAAGCACGCTATTCCAAAGACTTGGGATGAGTTCCTAAAGCGCAGGTAATGGCAGTAGTAGAAACAATCCGCATTGATGGGGACTCATCGCAGTTTGATGCATCGATAAAGGAATTAATTGCAAACATCAATCAGCTCAACAAGTCGATTGATAAAGTAGGGACGGAAGCCAAGCAATCATTTGGTCAAGCTGAGGATGCGGTCAAAGGCGTCAAGGAAGAAGTAAAAGAAACAGGCAAGGGAATCAAAGACCTTGTCCGCAATTTTGGTAGCCTTGCCCTGCTCACGAAAGCAACCGATGCAGCAAGTGAAGCGTTTACGCAAAACCAAAAGGTTGTAGACGTATTAAACACGGGCTTGTTTACGGTGCAGATTGCCGTGAGCAACCTGATTGACTATTTCACAGGAGGCAAGAAAAGCCTTCGTGAGGCATTGAGTGGAGTTGTTGACCAAGCCAAAGATTTAGTTGAACTTCAGAAGAAGTCGCAGCTCGCAGAGGTGCAGCGCATCAAAACTCAGTTTGAATATCAAACTCTTGCTGAACAGGCACGTCAGTTGCGTGACAATGAATTGTTGAGCATTAGTGACCGACTTAAGGCTAACGAATTATTGAGAGACATCTTAAATGAGCAACTTGAGTTAGAGAAAAAATCAGTAAACGCAAAGATTGCTGCTGCCCAAGCCGAGTATGACCGCATACAAAATACGGAGAATTTCGTTGCTCTTGAAGCGGCTCGTGTAGAATTGCTTGATGTTGAAGAACGTATAGTCGGGCAGACAACTGAATACTTGATGAACCAACAAAGTCTGATGCGTGAGCAGGTGGACTTACAAAAGCAAATCAACGAAGGGAAAGCACTTGAGCAAGAAACAGGTTTTAAAAGAAGCACAGATTTGCTTGTATTGTCAAACTTAGTTACTCGATTAAGAATTAAAAATGAGAGAGAAGTTGCTGAGGAAGAATATAAAAGGTATGAAGAAGCGTACAGAACTCGTGTTAAATTCCTCTCAGCCGAAATTTCGATAATGCAATACTTTGGGAATACTGAAAATGCCCAATACCAAGCATTGCTTGACGAGAAGTATCAACTTGACTTGGAATACTTCGACAAAACAAGAGAGCTTGATGAGCAGCGCAGGGGTTTTGACCTTCAGTCGGTTAGCGATGCAGTTCAGACCACGCAACAATCTATTGATGCTATTTCTGCTTTTTATGAAGCGTCAAGCAGCAGCGACATACAGGGAATTGAAGCACGTATGCAAGCTCTTGAGGCGCAAGGCAAATCAGAGAGTGCTACTTATAAAGCCTTGAGTGCGGAGCGTGAAAAATTGGCTAAAAGAGATTTTGAGATTCAAAAGAAGCTATCTATTGCACAAGCGGTAGTTCAAGGCGTAGAGGGCGTTATAAACGCTTACGCTACGGCACAAAAGTCACCACTTACAGGTTTGTTCCCTGCTTATCCTGCAATTGCAGCAGGAGCCGCAGCAGCATTTGCTGCAAGCCAAGTTGCGCTTATCAGTAGTCAGCAATACCAATCAGCAAACGCAGGCTCTTACACTTCAGGTGCAGGCACTCCTTCGGTTCCATCACAACCTGCACAATTCAACATTGTAGGTCAAGGTGGTGCTAACCAATTGGTAGAAGGTATTGCAGGACAATTTGACCGACCAATCCGTGCTTATGTGGTCAGCGGAGAAGTTATTTCAGGAGCAGAGCTTGACCGCAGACGCATACGAACCGCAACATTCGGATAATGAAACTAATTGAACTTATACTTGATGAAACGATGGCCCTCACGGGGATTGATGCCATCAGCCTTGTAGAGCATCCTGCCATTGAGGAGGACTTCATCGCCCTCAACTCAAAACGCCTTGAGTTCGCTACGCAGAGCGAAGAGAAGCGCATCCTAATGGGAGCAGCACTCGTACCAAACAAACCCATCTACCGAGTAAATGGTGAGGAGGAGTTCTACGTTTACTTTTCAGAGAACACCATCCGAAAGGCAAGTGAGATGTTCTTTCAAAAGGCCAAGCAGAACAACGCTACCCTTGAACACGAAGTAGGCATCAACGGCCTCACGGTGGTTGAGTCTTGGATTATCGAAGATGAGACCCACGACAAGAGCCGCAAGTACGGAATGGAATTGCCTGTTGGTACGTGGATGGTTTCTATGAAGGTTAACAACCCTGAGATTTGGGATGGCTTCGTAAAGACAGGCAAGGTCAAGGGATTCTCAATCGAAGGGTACTTTGTGGACAAGATGAACTTTGCCAAGCAAGAGATGGAAGTAATCGAGGAGCAAGAGGCGGCCTTACTACTATCGCAAATCGTAGCCATCATCAAACGTGATGGACGCAAGAAGTCAGGCAAGCGTATGGAGCTTGAATCTTACTCGGACTATCCCGAAGCGGTACGTAACAATGCCAAGCGGGGCATTGAGCTAAACGAGAGCAACGGGAACAAGTGTGCTACGCCTGTTGGCAAGGTGCGTGCGCAGCAACTCGCACAGGGCAAGCCTGTAAGCGTAGAGACAATCACTCGGATGTATTCGTACCTATCAAGAGCCGAAGAATACTACGATGAGAACGACACCCAAGCGTGTGGCACCATCTCGTACCTGTTGTGGGGAGGATTGGCTGCAAAGCGTTGGTCAGAGAGTAAACTTAAAGAACTTGGCAAATTATGATGCGCCCACAACGCCTACCTGTATCATCACCAAGAGGTGGTAACAGGGGATGTCTCTGCAAGGACAACACCTACTCACGCAAATGTTGTGATGGCTCGCTTGCTGCTCAAGGCATAGGTTCGCTCGTAGGTCAAGGCATCAGCGTCCGCATACGAGGCGAGGAATGGCAGACCATCAATACCCGATGGGAGGCCACGAACACCTTGTGGCAGGACTTATAAAAATGTTACAATTAACCAACCCCTTTTTATTTAGTTAGATATGAAAGCAAATTCTATTCTGAACCGCATCCTTGCCGAACTCTCATCCATCCGTGAGGTGAAGTTTGAGCAAATGACCCTTGAGAACGGAGCCGTTCTTGAGGCTGAAGTATTTGAAGCAGGAAACGAGGTATTTGTCGTGAGTGGCGAAGACCGTGTGCCTGCTCCTGTTGGTGAGCATATTCTTTCTGATGGCCGTGTATTGGTCATTGCTGAAGAAGGTATCATCGCTGAAATTAAAGAGGCGTCTGAAGAAGTTGAAGTTGAGGTAGAGGTAGAACAACCTGAAGCCGAAGTTGAACTCGCAGAAGTCGAAGTAAAAGAAGAAGCTCCTGCCGTTGCAGCAATCGTAGAGAAAGTTCTCGAAGAGATTGCAATGATGCGTGAGGAGATGAAAGCAATGCGTGAAGAGATGGGCGGATACGCCAAGAAGGAAGAGATGTCGGCTATCAAAGCTGAATTGTCTGCTGAACCTGCTGCGAAGCCCATCAAGCACAATCCCGAAACAAAGCAAGCCAACAAGGTTGAGTTCAAGCGTCCCGCAAAAACCCTTGACCGAGTCCTTGCACGTCTTAACAATTAAAATTCAAATTTAGAAAATGGCTACGGTTACTTCTATCACTACTAACTACGCAGGTCAATTTGCGAGTAAGTACATCTCTGCTGCTCTTTTGAGCGCAGACACGCTTGACAAGGGTCTTATTGAAATCCTTCCAAACGTAAACTTCAAAACCACTCTTCAAAAAGTTGCTACTGACGGAATCGTCAAGGACGCTACCTGTGATTTTGATGCCACTTCAACTTTGACCTTGACTGACCGAGTTCTTGAGGTTGAGCCATTCCAAGTTAACCTTCAGCTTTGCAAGAAGGACTACTACGATTCTTGGATTGGTGGTCAAATGGGCTTCTCTGCCTACGATAGCATCCCTGCTTCTTTTGCTGACTTCTTGATTGCTCACGTAGCCGCCAAGACTGCCCAAAAGATTGAGCAGAACATTTGGAACGGAAACGCTGCTTCAGCAGGTGAGTTTTCAGGTCTTATCTCTTTGATGACTGCTGACGCTGACGTTGTAGACGTAACTGCTACGACTGTGACTGCTTCTAACGTCATCACCGAGCTTGGCAAGGTAATGGACGCTATCCCTGCTGCCCTTTACGGCAAGGAGGACTTGACCATCTACGTTCCACAAAACGTGGCTAAGGCTTACGTTCGTGCGCTTGGTGGCTTCGGAACTTCAGGTCTTGGTGCTAATGGTCTTGACAACAAAGGTACTATGTGGTACGGCAACGGAGACTTGTTCTTTGATGGTGTTCGTGTTGCTATGGTCAACGGACTTCCTTCTAACAAGATGGTCGCTGCTCAAACTTCAAACCTTTTCTTCGGAACAGGACTGTTGAACGAGCGCAACGAAGTACGTGTCCTCGATATGGCCGACCTCGATGGCTCGGACAACATCCGTGTAATCCTGCGCTTCTTCGCAGGTGTTCAGTACGGTATCGGTTCTGACGTAGTTCTCTACTCTTAATCTGACCTAATGTAAATCAAGAGGGGGCTTGGGCATTGCCCTCGCCCTCTTTTTTTAATTCTAATAAAACAACAAACAATGGCGTGTGATATTACTTTAGGCAGGGCGATTCCCTGTAAAGACGTTGTCGGAGGCATCAAAAGTGTGATATTCGTCAATTACGATGCTTTGCGTCCCGTTGTGCTTACTGCCGATGACTCGATTGCGAGCATTAGCGGTACCGCTTCAGGCGGAAGCTTTTCGGGATTTGAATATGACGTAAAAGGCAATAGCTCATTCGAGCAAACCTTCAACTCAAGCCGTGAGAATGGTACTACCTTCTTCACTCAAACTTTGAACTTGACTTTAACCAAGTTGAGCAAAACTGACAACAAGCAATTGAAGCTTCTTGCTTACGGACGTCCATACGCTTTCGTAACGGACTACAATGGCAACACATTTATGATGGGTCGCTTGAATGGTGCTGAAGTTACGGGCGGAACGATTGTAACGGGAGCTGCAATGGGTGACCTTTCAGGCTACACGCTTGTAATGGAAGGTCAAGAGGTTACTCCTGCTAACTTTTTGGATGGCTCAACGGCTACCAATCCATTTGCAGGAGTTAACGCATCTGCGGTAATCGTAACGGGTTCTAACTCTTAAATAATGAGGGGGGCGCAAGCCCCCTTATATTATGAGTACACTTAATAAAATCCTCACGAAATTCTCGGCTCAAGAGCCGATGAAGGTTGAATTCATTAACCAACAAGAGAAAAAAGCTGATATGGCAAAAGCCTCTCAGCCTGCATTGATTGGATATGAAATGGTTCAAAAGGCCAAGAACAACTTTAAAAAATCAATCGCACTTCATCAACGATATATTGTTGAATATGAAAAGTGGTTGAGTAAAGCACCTAAAGGTTCGCCTGAAGAAGTTCAAACTAAAAAGGCAATCCAAGAAATGAAAGACAATATGAAAACTGCCGAACAATGGTTTAGTTTGGCATCAAAATTAGCGCCCGACTTTTAATATGAGCAAACACATTTTCTCTAAAATAGCCAAGATTGGCGAGGAGGTACGTTCAGTAAATAAAGTTGAGCTTTATTCTATTGATGAGTTAGACCAAGCAGCTACCTATCTTGAGGAGTTTGCAGATGACCTTAAAGCTTTGAAAAAATCAATGCAAGCAGATATGAGACGCATTGAGGGGATTCAGATGGAAGGTATTGATATGTTTCGTTCTATTCAAAAAGGTCAGTCAAGCATTGAATCAATGGCAAAGCAACTCGGAGTTAATCCAAGTAGCATTGCTCAATACGTTGCTGCCGAAAAAGCACTTCAAGCTTGGTCGGATGCAAATTCAATGAAGATTTAATATATTTGCTTCAGCAATTCGAAAGAGTGCTAAAGTGATGGGATGGATGAGAGGGCTTCGGCCCTCTTTTCTTTTTCAAACAATTTAACATCGTGAGGTTATTTACTTGAGATGCATATTCTTCAAGTATCGGCTTCGCCCCAATCAATCACAATCATCCCTCGTTCGTTTCCTGCGAGCGTTACGATTCAGTTGATTGATGAATCAACAAACACAACTGCAACCCCTGCGGTAACGGCTGCCTCTGCGAATGGTTTTATGACCCTTACAGGCACTTTCTCGTTGGTGACCAACCGCTTCTATGGGTTGAAGGTTTTTAACGCAGGAAATCTCATTTATAGAGACCGAGTATTCGTAACTTCACAAACGGAATACGACAAGTTCACGGTGAACGCAGGAGTCTACACCGAAGAAACAACATACGACAATGAGTACATCATCATCTAAAGTCCACGTAGTAAACCTGTCATCCTACACCACACCTGTTGTCAAAGAGGTGCAAGGCAAGGATTGGGTAGAGTACGGAGACGACAACGACTACTTTCAGTATCTGATTGACCGCTACAACGGGTCACCAACCAATAACGCAATCCTCAACTCGTTGATGGACTTGACCTACGGAAAGGGTCTTGACGCTACGGATTCTGCTCGCAAGCCGAGTGAGTACGCAGCGATGAAAGGTCTATTCACAAAGGACTGCGTCAAGAAGGTTGTTTCTGACTACGTGATGATGGGGCAATGCGCCATTCAGGTCATCTACTCGAAAGACCACAACACCATTGTCAAGGTAGAGCATATCCCTGTTGAGACGCTTCGTGCAGAACGCTGCGATGAAGATGGTGAGGTAAAAGCCTACTACTACGCAAAGGATTGGTTTGAGGTGCGCAGCCGTAAAGAGACGCCTGTACGTATTCCTGCATTTGGCACAAGCCGTGAAGGTTTGGAGGTATTGTACCTAAAGCCATACCGAGCAGGATTCTACTACTACTCACCCGTTGACTATCAAGGCGGACTTCCTTACGCAAACCTCGAGGAGGAGATTGCCAACTACCACATCAACAACATTCAGAACGGACTTGCTCCTTCGATGATGATTAACTTCAACAACGGAGTACCAAGTGAGGAGGAGCGCAGGCAGATTGAGATGCAGATTGCAAACAAGTTTAGCGGCTCATCTAATTCAGGTAAGTTCATCTTGGCGTTCAACGACAACAAGGAGCTTGCTGCTACGATTGACCCCGTTCAGTTGTCGGATGCTGCTGACCAATATCAGTTCTTGAGTGCAGAGGCAACAAGCAAGCTGATGGTGGCCCATAGAATCGTTTCTCCGATGCTTTTGGGCATCAAGGATAGCACAGGTCTCGGTAACAACGCAGATGAGCTTAAAACGGCTTCTACGTTGCTTGACAACATCGTCATCCGCCCAAAGCAAGAGGTAATTCTTGATGGCTTTGAAACCATCCTTCACTACAACGACATCAACCTGAACTTGTACTTCAAGACGCTTCAGCCGCTTGAGTTCACGGAGGAGATTGTCACCCCGATGGATGGAGAAACCCGTGAGGAGGAGACAGGCGTGAAGCTTTCAAGCCAAGAGCCTACTGATGAGCATTTCGATGCGGTCTTCACGGAGTTGGAGCAGTTAGGCGAAATCATCAACGAAGAAGAATGGGAACTCGTAGATGAGCGTCCCGTTGACTACGAGGCAGAACAGGCATTAAGCAAGTACGCTTTTGCATCAACAGGCGCAGCATTCCCAAACGCCAAGAGCAGCCAAGACGGAGTAACTGAAGAAGGCAAACGCTACAAAGTGCGTTACGCTTACGCTCCTGAAGCAACGAAGGCCAATAGCCGTGAGTTCTGCAAGAAGATGATATCAGCAGGCAAGGTCTACCGCAAGGAGGACATTGAGCGTATGGGTAGCCAAGCCGTCAACGCAGGATTCGGTGTAGCGGGAGCCGCAACGTACTCTATTTGGCTGTACAAGGGCGGAGCAAGATGCCATCACTTTTGGATGCGTAAAACGTATTTAGCAAAAGGCGAAGGAGTAACCCCTGACGTAGGCAACCCCAACGCAGAGGTAACTGTAAACAAGGCAAAGCGTGAGGGCGTAGATTTGGAGACCAACGACAAGAAGGTCGCTACTCGCCCCGTTGATATGCCCAATGAAGGATTTGTAAACCCACGTAAATAAGATGGCAACGGCACTTTGGATTACCCGCAATGACCTTGTACGGAATACCGCACTTGGTGGCAACGTGGACACTGACAAATACCTGCAATTTATTAAGATTGCTCAAGAGATTCACATCCAAAACTACACGGGTACGAAACTCTACGACAAGATTAGCAATGACATCATTGCAGGTACGTTGGCAAACCCTTACTTGGCTCTTGTCAATGACTACCTTCAGCCGATGTTGATTCAATGGGCGATGGTTGAGTATTTGCCGTTTGCTGCTTACACTATTGGCAACGCAGGTGTCTTCAAGCACAACTCGGAGAACTCTACTACGGCAGACAAGTTGGAGGTTGACTACTTGGTGAACAAGGCACGTGACTTGGCTCAATACTACACTGACCGCTTCATCACTTATATGAGCTACAATCAGGCTACGTTTCCTGAATACTATTTGAACTCGAATGCTGATGTGTTCCCTGACACGGACGCAAACTTCAGCAGTTGGGTATTATGAGCAAGAAGCAAACCTACAAACCGAAACCGAGCAACATTGTGAAGCTGAAAAGTTATTTAGGAGAGAATGAACAACATCGGATGGGGTCAAGGAGCAGTCAACAACGCAATCGGTTGGGGACAGGGCGTAGCGAACAACGCAATCAGTTGGGGCTTAATCGCCAACGATAGTTATTCACCTGAAACGAATTTAACAGGTCTTTCATTTGGTTGGAATACTTGGGATGATATTTGGCAAACAATTAGTACTCAATGGGAACAACTTTAACGGGGACTACTCCCCAAGACACTTACGATAGCCTAATTAAGGTTACGGATAACGGGCCGTTAAGCGGGTCGCTGAAGACCTTGACTGATGGTTTAGGTAATGACTCGGCTCTTGCTTTGTCAACGGGTGCAGCTCGTGTTACAGGCACTTTAGCGGTAACAACGGGAACCATTAGCGGAACCGATGCGATTGCTATTTCTGCGGTTAACACAAACACTAACGGAACAACATTCGCTTTAAACTCCGCAGGAACAGTTGGAATTATGACATTTCTTACTGCTTCTACCGAGCGTATGCGCATCACCTCCGCAGGCAACGTAGGCATCAATGAAAGTTCGCCATCTACTAAATTAGAGCTTCTTGCTTCTGCTACGGTTAGCCTTACAGGAAACACATATTACTCTGCACGGTTCCTTCAGGACAAGACAAACTATCGTGGTGTATTTTTTGGATATGACACTACGGGCACGATTGGTGTTATTGGAGCTGAAACGGCTTCACCTGCATCGGCTCTTGCCTTTTATACTTATTCGGGTTCATCTTGGGGTGAGCGAGCAAGAATCACTACAAACGGCCTAACCTTCAACGGGGACACCGCAGCAGCCAACGCCCTTGATGACTACGAAGAAGGCACTTGGACTATGGGTGTATCGTTTGGTGGTGCGTCTGTTGGTGTGACTTATAATGGAAATACAGGAACCTACACCAAGATAGGCCGTCAAGTCACTGTGAATGGTTATTTGGCTTTAACAAGTAAAGGAAGTTCTACGGGTAATGCTCTTTTAACAGGATTGCCTTTTACTATTGGCAATTCTGCTTCTAATTTTTCAGTGCCGAGTTTTTGGTTTAACAATATAACTTTTACAAATCAATTTCAAGGTTATGCGAATTATGGTACAACAACTATTCTATTGCAAGAAATTACCGTATTAGGTTCAAATTCATCACTTACAAATGCTGACTTTGCAAACAATAGTGAAATAATGGTTTCTCTCACCTACTTCGTATAACAACTAAAACTAAACAAAATGATTGAAGAAGTAATCTACATCAGCGAATTCAACGTCAGCCTTGACGGAACTATCGCAGTCCGCAAAACAACTGACGTTACCAAAGACGGAGCCGTAATCGCTTCATCTTATTGGCGCACCGTGCTTGCAGTTAACGACCCCGCAGCCGATGAGGTATTGGGAGTTGATGGCTACTACCGCACTTTGGCTAACGATGCTTGGGCTATGGTTCCCGCACCTGTTGCTGAGGAAGTCGTAGCAGAAGGCGAAGAAGCGTAAATTAGCAGGGAATTAAAACCCCTACTAATGGAACATCTACAACAACGCTTGGATGCTTTGAAGCAGCAAGAGGCGAACCTACTAATGCAATTAGATGAAGTTCGTGTGCTGATTCAAGCCTACGAGAATACCCTTAACAAAGATGACAAAGGAGTCGGCTGATAGCGTTATCACGTCTTGGTCTTTAACGGGAGCAGGTCTCCTTGTGAGCTATGCCCATCAAGCGTTGGGTTTAGCGGTTCTTGTAACCTCACTTGCGTACACTCTTTGGAAGTGGCGAAGGGACTACAAGA